GATTTACACCCTTGGCAAGAAATTTGCGGAGGATACGGTTATATGAGAGATTCAGCTATCTCTGCTGAGTCGATTCCTTCTGCTGACTCGTTCTATGGTTCTACTACTATGAGACAGCACACTAATCATATTCATGTTGGGTACTATCGAAACTTGTAACTTCGTGGTATCATGTTCTTATGGCTGCGAAAACTATAAAGCGAGATAGGAAGCAGGAAGAGTTAGATAATCTATGGGAAAATAGACGCTATAGATTCAGAAAAATTCTTGGCGAAGATTGGCCAGAAGATGATATTGAAGCTCTAGCAAAAGGAAATTCTCATCCAGAAGAAGACTTATTAGATCGTTTTATTAATAAAGGTTGCGATCCTAGAACAGCAGTTAGAATTCTTATTTGACATAGGCTAGTTTAGATGCTAGTCTTATCGTCATATGAGTAGAAAAGGAAAGGGCAAAGTCCCTCCAACTTTAGAAAATAAAGAACTGCCAGAACCATTAAAAGAAGCAGAGCAAATAAAAGAAGAAGTAGGAGTTTTTGCTGCTCCAATTGAAATAGAGTTTCATGTTGCTGCTGCAAATGTTCAGAAATATGAAACTCCGCAAGGCGCTTTAACTGTATTAAATATTATTTCGCCAGTTGGAATTTCTTTAACAGTTAAACTTACTGACGAAAATGTTGCAGAGCTTGTAAAAGACTTACAGGGTGAAAAAAGTAATATAGATGTTTATACTGCTTTGCCACCAGGATTAGCGCAATGATAAAAACACAAGCTCCAACAGGCAGTATATTAACTTACTCTGGTAGATTTGTTAATCCTCTTGAAATTACACCAGAAGATATTAGATTAATTGACATTGCTCATGCTCTATCTCATCTTTGTAGATACAATGGGCATGTAGATCATTTTTATAGTGTTGCGCAACATAGTGTATATGTTGCTAGACAATTTGAACCTGGAAGCGAATTAAGAAAATGGGGTTTACTCCATGACGCAACAGAAGCATATCTTGGAGACGTTGTAGCGCCTCTAAAATATTGTGGGCATTATGACTTTTATCTTGAAGCAGAAGATAAGCTTATGGAAGCTATTGCAGAGAAGTTTAATCTTGAAGGATTTCATGTTCCAGATGAAGTAGATTTTGTAGACAAGAAATTACGTGGCGCAGAAATGCGCGATCTTAAAGGATATTTTCCTGAAAGTTCACAAAATACATATGATTTTGAAATTAGATCATGGCTTCCATCATCAGCAAGACAAGCTTTTATTTGGGAAGCTATTAAATTAGGACTAGAATTTGAGGGATGGCCAAATGGATAAAAGATGGGATGACATTGAGGGAAAATGGGTTGACGACGAAAAGCTTCCTCCAGAACCAAGTAATGATCGTGAGCCACGTAAGCCTATTAAACCTAATTTAAGCGATTCAGCCAAGTTGCCAATTTCAGAAGAAGAAAAAGAATTAGTTAGTGTCTAAGATAGCTTTATTTCTTCCCACTTGTCGTCCAGGTGGATTAGATATTTTTGAAGCAAATATCAAGCGTCAGACTGTTAAGCCTGATCAAATTTTTATCGCTGATTCTCTTGAAAGATTTGGCGCATGGGAAAGAATTGCTAAAAACTTAAATCAAAAACTAACTATGCTTCATCCTAGAAGAAATTTAGGAGATATTAGAAATTTAGCTAAAGCATATAATGAAGCAGCAAATATTTCAGTTGAACGAGATTGCGACTTATTAATTTCTCTTCAAGATTATATTTGGATTCCTGATAATGGCATTGAAAGATTTCTTTATGTTCATGAAAAAGAGCCAACTGCTCTTATTACAGGATTAACTCATATTTCAAATGATCCATCACCAGATGAAATTTATGATATAAGAGCAGATTATACAATTTTTAAAGAGCCATTTACAGACAAGCCAAGTGATATTGGCTGGATTGATGTGAGAAGCACAGATATTTATGATTTTCAAAATGGCGACATTTTTGCTGTATATCCCGAACATTGGGAATCGAATTGGGCGGCAATTCCAGTAAGTATGTTTCGAAAAGGAATTAGATGGGATACAGAATTTGATAGAGGAATTGCATATGAGAATCAAGATTTTGCAAAACAATGCAATTTTGAAACTGGCTGTAGCGTTCTTCTTGATTTGAGAAACGAGGCAATTTCTCTTCCTCATAAAAAGTATTGGCCTCAAGAAATTATTGATATAGAAAAATACAGCAATCGTTGGCTTTTCGAAAGTAAGTGGTCTTAATGCCTCTTGAAGTTGTTTGTGGCCCAATGTTTTCTGGAAAGAGCGAAGAATTAATTAGACGACTTAAACGTTCAGAAATTGCTGGCAAAAATGTTATTGCTTTCAAGCCTTCTATTGATACTAGAGCGCAAAATGACGTAATAATGACTCATTCTGGCGCTAAAGTATTTTGTGTAAGAGTGAATAATGTAAAACAAATTTTAGAGCATTCAGAATATTATGATGTAATTGGCATAGATGAAGTTCAATTTTTCCCTCCATCAATTGTCACAACAATTCTATATTTAGCACGAGATAGAACAGTAATTGTTACTGGATTAGATACTAATTATAGATATGAACCATTTGGAGTTGTACCAGAACTTATGGCATATGCTGAAAAAGTTGATAAACTGACAGCGATATGTAATAAGTGTGGCTCAGAAGCTACTAAAACGCAACGATTAATTGATGGAGAACCAGCCCCACTCGATGGTCCAGAAATATTAATCGGTGGCTTAGAGAGCTACGAGGCGCGTTGTAGAGGGTGCTGGGAGGCAGGATGAGTAAGAAAAAAGAAATAGAAGCTGCGCCAGAAAAGATTGAAGTCACTCCACGGTGTTCTGCAAAAAAGAACGAACAATGTCAATGTTCGCTAACTGAAGGTCATAAAGGGCCACATATGGGTAACGATCAAGATTTTCTAATAAGTTGGGATGATTAATGTTTGGCTTAATGAGAGAAAGCAAACACAAGAAAGAATATATTAAGCAAGGTCGAACTTATAGGCGCGAAATTGATAGACTTCATTCTGAAATACATAGATTAAATAATATTACTAAAAGATTTGCAGATATTGTTGCGCCTAAAATTCATTCAGAACATCAAATAATTCCTCATGATCGTTTAGTGCTAACAATTGAAATTGATGCTGAGCGCTTAAGAAGAGAGTTGCCACAAGATTTGCTTTTACTTGTGCGCGACAGAATTTTTGAAAGACTTAATGATTTTAATAAAGACTATAGACCAGATATGAGACAACAAATTAAGAACGAAAGATTGTTGATTAGATGATTAAAATATTTTGTCCATCATGCGGAAAAGAATGCAAACAATCACAATTAAACGATAAAATTTGGGTTTGCAGAAACAGAAAGTGTAGCGCTTTTAATGATTAGTCTTATTATTCCTTATGGGATTATGGACGGCAAAGAAGGAATTCTTAAAGACTGTCTAGATTCTATGAAGGGCATGGATGAAACGATTGTTGTCGCTAATGATTTACAAGGCTATGGATGGGCTTGTAACAGAGGACTAGAGCTTGCTAGAGGCGATTATTTAATTGTTTCGAATGACGACGTGCGTTTAATTAAAGGTAGTCTGAGAAGCCTTCCTGACGAGCGAGGGGTTACTGTACCAATCATTGATCCAGAGCCTAGAGACTATGAACCTCGCTGTTTCTTCTGTATGCCCCGATGGGTCTATGAAAAGATTGGCGGCTTTGATGAAAGATTCGAAGGTGGATATTTTGAAGATGATGATATGATAATGAGATTAAAGAATGAAGGCATTCCAACTATTATTAATTACCAAGTCGAAATTCATCATCTTGATGGCGGTGGAACAACTCTTAAGAGAATGGGTGAGCAAGAATTGTTCGATTCTAATAAAGCTAGATATGAAGAAAAGTGGTCTAAATAAGGATAATCTTGAAAGTTGGCGAAGTCTGAATAGAAAGAATTCCCAAAATTTCAATTGATTGTCTAGATAGATAATTGCCTTTAGGAGTAAAAAAACCTATGACTTCTATTGATTGCCTAGATAAACGATTAGCCATTAAGCCACAACCTTAATTCCAAATTCAGAAGAATTGATGTCGCTTATAGTCCAAGCAGAACTTGTGTCTGGATTATTGTCAACTTGTTCGTTATACATTGTATAAGTTGTTGTCATTGTTTGTGTTGCCCCATCATAATCTGTTGTAGTTGGACGCGATACTAATGCAATTTGTCTTGTTGCTACATCATCTTTTCTTGCAAAGCCTCTAATTTTTGCAGATAAAATACTTGTCAAGCTCGTAAGATTACCAAACGTATAACTGTCTCGATCATTTACTGTAGCATCAGAAACATAAGAAGTATCACTATCTGGAGTTGCTTCATTTACTCTCGCATAATTTGAGCCTGAATCTGGAGTCCATTGAGTATGAGAACCAGCACCATTAGGATAAATAGTTTGAATATGCCAAAAACCAGTTCCGCTCAAATAAGTTGTTGGCGAACCTGTAGCTGTGTTTATCACATATAAATCGTCAAAGTCTGTATTAACAGTAGTAGATGCATTAGAATTTGAATTAGATATTTGAATATGATCTGTATTTAAAGAGCCAAAATTTCCTGTAGTGCTTGCAATTTCTGTTGCTCCATTAAGAATTACTTCTGATGAACCTGATGCCCCATTAACAAATACTTTCCATTCTATATAATGCAATGTATTAAGCGGCATTGCAGTTGTGCCTAAAGCAACTTGCGCTCCTGCTGCATTTAAAATCTTTAAGATTTGATTTCCTGATGAACTTACAACTTGAAGATCAGCAACTCTTGTTGTTCCATTTAAAAGCCTAAATATTGTATTAGTTGTTGGAATTTGACTTGTTCTAAATTTAAATCCAACTATAACTGTTGCATAAGATGAAGGCAAGGCTCTGTTTACAACAGTTCCAGTAGAAACATTGCTTAATCGAAGCATATTTCCATCTGGAGTTCCTGCTGTGACAGAGTTTGGATTTGCGCTCCAACCATCTGATGTAAATTGTGAGGCTGCTAAATCATCAAAGCCAGCGTAATAAACTAAAGCCATAACTAAATTATACCAATTCTAGACATAGTGTTGCTCTTGTAATTGTTGCAGCAGAAGTTACATTAAATCTTAATATATCTCCAGCAGTTATTGCATTAGTCCATCCAGTAAGTGTTGAATCTTGATTTTTTATTCCAGAAGATATAGAAGGAACTAATGTTCCTGTAATTTTATCTGCTGATGTTGGAGGATAATTTGCATATGTGTCTTTCCAAATATCAACTTGAATTGATCCAGTAACATCAGCAAGAATAGTCCATTTAGTTATAGTGCAATCAAAATCTATATTAACATCGCCAGAAACGCCTGTTGAAATAACTGAACCAGCGCCACCAAAAACAACATTAAGAGAACGAATTGGTCTAGAATAAGCTCCTGTTCCATCTAAAAACTTTCCAGCATCATTAGGAGCTTTTGGAGCAAATCCATGTTTTGTAGTTGAAACATTATCTGTTGTAACATCACTAAGAGATATTTGAGCTTCTGTAACTGTAGAAACTACACCAGTTGGAGGAACCGACCAATTTCCGCTTCCATCCATATATTCGCCAGAATTTCCAGAAAGCTTTTTAAGAAAGCCGTGTCTTCCAGTTGTTGCATCATCTGTTGTTACATCTGATAAAGAAATCTGTGCTTCTGTAATTGAACCCGTAAAAACAAAACTAGGAACAGACCAATTGCCTGTTCCATCCATATACTCATTGGCATTGCCAGAAAGTTTTTTTAAAAATCCGTGACGGCCAGTAGTAGCATTATCAGTAGTTACATCATAAAGACTAATATCTGACTCATCTACTGTTCCAGAACCTCCACCAGTTCCCCCTCCACCAGAAACTCCAGAAAAGCTATCTACTAATACTACATCACCATTTGGACGAACTTCTATGTGTGCAAAACCAGACATTATATTATTTTAACATTATATTCAATATTTATGGTGCTGAAATTACAGAACAGCTTCCCGTTGTTGAATCCCAAGCAGACAGATTGCCAGAAGAAAAATCATCACTAAACAAATCAGAACCTCCAGGAGTTGTGCCAACTCTTACAGCTTTTATGTAATAGCGTCCATCATTTGGTCCCCCTGGTATTCCGCCAACATCTAAATGTTGTAAGCCTCCAATCAGAGGGTCAGCATAACTTGCTATAGTTACACCATCTACGCTCCATGTTAATGTTGAACCATCTGATGTGCCTCTAATTGTAGAAGATACTGAATTATCGTAATTTCCAACAGGATTTGAGGACGAATGATCAGTCCAATAATGCTTTTCAAGGCTTGAAAATTTATCACTTGTTCCATCTGTATGATTTGCAGTTATAAATAAACCATCAGAATTAGAATTATCTCTTACTTGTAATAAATCAGATGTGAAGTTTTGAGCAGCAAGAGCATTAAATACTGAATCTGGAATACTAAAATCTATTTCGACAGACCAAACAGTAGGTGAACCCGCAATGTTTTTAGTAACATAAGCTGCTGATGATGTTGCATTTGCTGACAAAATATTTCCTGTAAATGGGCTGTTATTATCATTTCCTGGAGCGCTACCACCAGAAGGAGTTCCACCAATCCAATTCAAAGATCCTGGGAAATCTGTTCCACTTAAAACATCATTAGAGCCTATATATATCATGCCAAGAGATAAGTCCATTAAATTGCTTAATGTTGCATCAGTATAAAGATAAAATGTAACCCAAAAATCTGAAGACACAAAACCAGAAAATGTTGCTATAGCGCCATTAGAAAAAGGTGTTGTAGAAGGAACAACCATTGTGTATTTAGTGTAATTATTTCCTAATATTGAAACAGGTTCAAAACCAATTCCATTATCATCCCATCTATTGAATACTGTTGTCCATCCTTTTATTTGGCTAGGTACTGTAGATAAATCATCATTTAATAAATCAGAAGCGCCACGAGTAGTTCCTATTTTAAAGTTTCTAAAATACCCATAAGTCCCAATATTTTCTACTGATAATGCTCCTCTATCACCAAGAACAACATATTTATTGCCAGTATCGTACATATAGCTTGGACCTTGATTAAAGGTTTTTTGAAAAACTCCATCAACATACCAATCCCATATTGCATTTCCACTTGAATCTGTCTTTAGATTTATTTCCCAAAGATGTTCTACACCAGAACTATATGAAATAATTTCGTCTAAAGCGTCAGCATAATATGCAAAATCTATATTTTCGCTTCCCTGATGCGCTCGAAATCTTAAATTATCTAAATGAAGAGAGCCATCGCTATTCATAGGAACAACATATCTTTCAATATGCTCAGGACGAACTTCTTCTGGAAGATTATATATTATTGATTCAGTCATTAAGTTGCCTCTATATCCCAAACATCAACCATTGTTCCATTGACTGGTGAAGTGGTCCAAGTAACTCCATCTGGCGATGAAATTATTCCTGGCTGCAAGGATGAGTCTTCTCCAACTCCAATAAATTTACTGCAAGTTGGCGACCAAGTAACTGCATTAACATAACTTAATTGAGAATCTGCTGCTGTCCATGTAATTCCATCAGTAGAAGTTTCTATTGAATCAAATGGTTGATTATTTGTTCCAACTACATATAAGCCATCATGCCAAGCACAATCATATGAGTTAGAATCTGTGCTTCCTGTTTGAAAATCCCAATTAACTCCATCTGTTGAAGTTAAAATGCTATGAAATGGAGGCGTACTATTAATTCCAATACTTCCACAAGCTACAGCTAAGCCATCAGAATGACCTATTCCAAGCATAAATGCTGCATGACCTACAGTTACGGGATCAATTGGAGTAGTTTGCGCTGTCCATGTAATTCCATCAAAAGATGTTCCTATTGTTCCTGGACTACCAAATCCCATATTTGCAACTAAAACAAATTGATTTAAAAATGGAATCCAAGCAACATCTTCAATTTGCCCTGTATTGTCCCAAGGGCTTGATCTTTCAGTCCAATGAATGCCATCTGATGAAGTCATAATTCCTAAAGCGTCCCCATATTGAGTTACAGCTACAATTAAATCAAGCGGTGGAGAATATCCTAATGCCCAACAACCAGCTATACCATCCCAAGGAGTCGATACTTCAGTCCAACTAGTTCCTGTTTGAGATATTAAAATAGCTTTATCTGGAGTGCTTTTATCCATGCCAACAATCCATAATTGTGCGCCAGTAGAAAAAGTGCAAGCAGAATGTCCTCCACCTGAAATAGCGCCTGATCTTTGAACCCAATCTATTCCATTAGTGGAAGAATAAATCCCAGGCCGACCAACAGCTAATATAGGAGCTTCATTTACTATAATTGATGATGGAACTCCAGAACCAGCTTGATGCGCTCTAAAATGAATTCTATCTAAATGTATAGATCCATCATCACGAACAGGAACTATATAAGTCTGTGTGTATTCGATAGAAGTTTCTTCTGGTAATGTGAATATTACTGATTCAGTCATATTAAGCTAATTTCTGCATGAATTGATAGTTTCCAACTAATAGAGTCGCACTTGTTCCCCAAGTCCCTCCAGGTTCAACTATATCTCCCGATGCAACATTTATTTCTTCTGTTACTACTAATGAAGCTGTATCATCAAATCTAGTTTTTACATTTCCTATTGCTGGAGTATAAGTTGTGTTTGCTGGATATGAACCAGCCAAAGTAATCATATAAGCAGGATTATCAGGAGAAGCTGGTAAAGCAAATGAATCAGATAGCCAACTTAATGTAGTGTCAGTTTGTCCAGAGCCATCAGGATAATCTTCTCCATTGGAAAATGTTGGACTTCCATTTTGATTAATCATTGTAGACCAATCTAGATTTGCATATTCTAACAACATAAACATTGAATACTTATTTTGTGTTGAATCAGCAGTATGCCAAGGTATAGTTACAGTGTCTCCTATCTGCAAATCAGAACCCCCAGGCACAATACTTCGAGAAGACCATCCCATCATTTCTAATGTCCATAAAGAAGTTTCTTCGTTAATCGCTCCAACAACATGACCATTATTTGGAACAGCGCTCCATGAACCACCCTTAGAATCTGTAACTGGACCATTATTTAAAAATGCTGGAATTGCACCATCTATACTTCCAAATAGAGCAACTATAAATAATGTATCTCCAACAGTAATTGGACTTGTTACAGTTATAGTCGCAGTAAAAGAACTTCCTGTTGCTGGCGATGTTGAACCAGTTCCCAATGTTGAAATATAATATCCTGTTGTAACTTCTTCTTGTCCTTGATGCGCTCTAAAATAGATACCATCTAAACAAACAGAACCATCTGCTTTCACAGGAACTACATATTTTTCAATATGCTCTGGTCTTACTTCTTCTGGCAAATTAAAAATTATTGACTCTGCCATTATTGAGTTATTCTTCCTCTTAGTCTTACTTCTCCATCTTCGCTTAAATACCAACTTGTAGGAACTGTTGTGCTTGAGAAGTTGTTCCAACCATTTTGGAAATCTACTCCATGTTCTTCGCCAGGACCTACTGCATTCCATCCTGTTTCTGGACGAGGATTAGGCTTCCTTAGCTCTGAGATAAGATCAGGGAAATTTTTATTTTGTTTAAAATCTGGTGTCTTAGCCATATTAATTACTCCTGAACAGTAAAGCTTGCTGTTAGTTGAGTTGGAGTTATTACTACTGTTCCACTGTCGCCTCCAACTTTTCCATAAAAATCATTAGAAATTAATGGTGTCACAGTTTCTACATTGTTGTCAGACATTTG